GAAGCATACGCACACATGGACGCAAAAATGCGTAAGGCGTTCGTAGAAGTGTTTGAAAAGATCAATACTGCTTGTGATACTATTATTCAAACAAAAGCGACTACACGCAAGGCTCGTAAGCCTAAGGCACGGTCTAAAGAGGATATAGTGAAGAAAATGAAGTTTCAAATCAATGATAGTGAACTTGGCATTGCAAGTATTCACCCTACAGAGGTTGTAAATGCAAACGAATTATGGGTTTACAATACCAAAACAAGAAAGGTAGGAGAATATCATGCTAGAAACAAAGACCCACGCAACATGGGTAGAGATGGCATTACAGTAAAAGGAACTACTATACAAGACTTTTGCGAAGAGTCTAGTATGCAAAAAACACTTAGAAAACCCAAAGAACAAATCAATAACTGGACAGGCAAAGCCAAAACAAAATTTGCAAAAGCATTCGAAGAACTTACTACAACAGGAATTAAGATGAACGGCAGAATGAATGACAACACTATCATTCTTAGAGCATTTTAGTTCTATTTCTGATAAATAGTAGTATGCCAAAAGATCAAATAGGATACAAAAGTAGAGAACAACTAATAAGTGAAACACAATTACGTCTTGCTGACGGCATAGTTGATGTTGAATTAGACAGAGAACACTATGACGTAGCCATAGATAAATCACTTGCTAGATACAGACAGTTAAGTTCAGGTAGTGTTGAAGAAAGCATTATCTTTATACAGACTGTTGAAAACCAAACCGAATACACATTACCAGATGAAGTAATGGAAGTTAGAAGATTATATCGTAGAGGTATAGGAACTAACAGCGGTGGCGGAACAAACTTTGATCCATTTGATGTTGCATTTAACAATATGTATATGCTACAAGCAGGACAAATAGGTGGACTTGCTGTATTTGATGCATTTGCACAATACAAAGAAACTATTGGTCGTGTGTTTGGTAGTGAATACAACTTCCTATGGAATAGAAACACCAAAAAACTTAAAATACTTAGAAACGTAAGGCACGAAGAAGAAGTTGCAGTAGGTGTTTACAATTACATTCCAGAATCTATACTATTACAAGACGTTTATGCAAGTAATTGGCTTTCACAATATGTTCTTAGTCTATCTAAAATGATGTTAGGTGAGGCAAGAAGCAAGTATCAAAGTGGACTTCCTGGAGCAGGTGGAGCCATACAGTTAAATGGTGAACAATTAAAAACTGAGGCCCAAGCAGAACTTGACAAATTGCAAGAAGCAATACATAATTATGAAGAAGGAAATCAACCACTAGGATTTGTAATAGGATAAATGAAATTAATTGGCATAGTAGGCTTTATAGGATCTGGCAAAGATACAGTTGCCAAACAGTTTGTTAAAGGAGGCTGTGTTCACGACAGTTTTGCAAACCCTCTTAAAGACCTATGTGCAAATGTATTCGGCTGGGATAGGCAAATGCTTGAAGGTGAAACACTTGAAAGCAGAGAATTCAGAGAAACTCCAGACATTTTTTGGAGTAAGAAAACAGGGATACCAAACTTTACACCTAGATTAGCACTACAACTTATGGGAACAGATGTTATGCGTAACCATTTCCATCAAGATATTTGGATTGATAGCCTAGAATATAGACTTAGAAGCAAAGGCGAAAACAAATGTGTTGTAATTAGTGATGCAAGATTTAGAAACGAACTTGATTTAATCACAAGTATGGGTGGAAAAATCATATGGGTGCAACGAGGTGAACTGCCAGAGTGGTATGAAACTGCAAAAACGGCTCATAATAACGCAATTTCACGTAAAATTATGGAGACAAAGTATAGAGATGTTCATGAAAGTGAGTGGAATTGGGCCGGATATCCAGTAAATTTCATAATAAAAAATGACGGTTCATTAGAAGATCTGCACAAAGATGTGCTAACAATTCAGCAAGATATATTCAAATCAGCACTAAAACTAGTATAATATCGGGTAATATCACCCAATTTCTATAATACACCAAAATACTCCTAAATTGATAAATAAAAGCATACGACAACGTATTAACTAATATATTAGGAGATTTAATATGGCAACTTTAGTAAGTCCTGGTGTTAGTGTATCAGTTTCAGACGAAAGTTTTTATTCGCCAGCAGGTTCCGGAACAGTTCCTTTGATCGTTATTGCAACGGCTCAAGATAAAAAAGGACCAGACGGAAGTTCAACAGCGGATTACACTACATCAGCAAAAGCAAACAAACTATATCAAATCACCAGCCAAAGAGAATTATTACAAAATTACGGAAATCCAAACTTTAAAGTAAGTGGTGGTTCACCTGTTCATGGTGATGAATCCAATGAATACGGTTTGATGGCCGCATACAGTTTCTTAGGAATAGCCAACAGAGCATACGTTCTAAGAGCAGATGTTGATTTAGATCAAATTGAGAGTAGTGCAACTGCTCCTAACTCTAAACCAGCAAATGGAACATACTGGTTAGACACTGGTTCTACAGTATGGGGCATGAAAAAGTATGATGGATCAAATTGGATCTCAGAAAAAAGTAATGTTTTAGTAACAGCGGCAAGTGATTTACAATCCAGTGGCGTGCCAAAAGCGGCATTCGGAAAAAATGAAGAAATATGTGTAAGATATCTTGATGCAGATGGAACACAAGCAGACAGAGTTTCTTTTTATCAGAAATGGTCTAATGTGTGGTATCTAGTTGGTTCAAGTGGTTGGGACTCAGCAAGTTCTAAAGACTTCCAATTTGCAAGTCATTTAGGCGTCCCTTCAGTAAGAAGCGATAGTTCAGCACTTCAATCAGGTGACTTATACTTGCAAACAACATCAGCAAACAATGGTTCAAGTGTTTCTTTAAGTGAATACGACTCAACCAATGCACAATTTGTAACAGAAGGTGTTATTCTTAGACAATTTTCAAGAACAGCATATACTGTTTACGGTTCAGACCTTGTAAAAGGTAGCATTTGGGGAGACCATGACGGTGAAAACGGTGAAGCAGAAATTGTATTGAAAGCACATAACGGTGGCTCAACAGTTACTTTAGAATCAAGTGCGGCAGTATCAGATACAGCAATTTCAAATACAAAAGCAAATGCTTCAGCGATTGCATTTAATATTTTTGCAAATGCATCAGTTACTGCTATTCCTGTGTATCTAACTAGTGAAACATCAGGTAACTTAGCAATAGATGACATTGTATCAGATATTCAAAGTGCATTATCGGCCGCAAACATTACAACAACATATGCTGATCAAATTACTGCAAGTAATAATGCAGGTAAAGTAAAACTAGTAAACTCAGCAGGTAGAGACATTAGATTATCTGAAGGGCCATCTAGTTTTTCATTATCAGATATTAATTTATCACAAACAACAGCAAGTAACTGGGAGGCAATATCATACGAGGCCAAGTCAACTGCTCCTGTAGGTAATACAGCAGACGGTCAACTTTGGTATGATGCTGATATCAGCACATCTAACATTGATTTATTAGAGCATAATGGATCAGGTTGGGTATCATTAACTAAAGATTTCCAAACAAAAGCAAGTGAGCCAACACTTCAAAGTGATGCAACTGCTCTTGAAGATGGAGATATTTGGTTAAACTCTAGCGATACAGAAAATCTAAAACTATACAGATACAATTTATCCTCAACTAAGTGGGTATTAATTGATCTTTCAGATCAATCATCCGCAGACGGTGTTGTATTTGCAGACTTTAGACAATCATCTAGCAGTTCATTAGATCCTGATGCACCTAACTCTGCTCTTTATCCAAGTGGCATCTTAGGATGGAACTTCAGAGCAAGTGGTGGTAACGTTAAGAAGTGGCAATCATCATATGATTGGGGCGGAGCAACTAACTTAGCCAATGTTTGGGTAAGTGAAAGTGGCGTCAAGTCAGATGGTTCACCATACTTGCTAAGAAAGGCACAGAGAAAAGTGGTTGTAAAAGCACTTCAATCTGCAATTACTAGCAACCAAGATATCAGAAACGAAACTAATAGATTCAACATTGCGGCAGTTCCAGGATATCCTGAACTAGCAGACGAACTATTAACTCTAGGTGTAGACAGAAAGAATACTGTATTCAGTATTGCTGATGCTCCACTTAGATTAGCAGATGATTCTACAAGTGTTAAAGCATGGATCAATAACACAAACAACGCAGTAGAAAACGGCGAAGATGGTATGTTAAGCAAATCATCTGAGATGGCTGTGTATTATCCACATGGTTTAACAACAAACTTAGATGGAACAAACATTATGGTTCCTGGATCACATATGGCATTAAGAACTTTTGCATTTAATGATCAGGTTTCATTCCCATGGTTTGCACCAGCAGGTTTCCAAAGAGGAGTTGTAAATAATGCTACTTCAGTTGGTTACTTGAAAGCAAAAGAAGGCGAATTTGAACCAAGTTCATTGAATGAAGGACAAAGAGATGCGTATTACTTGAATAAAGTAAACCCAGTTTCTAACTTCCCAGGAAGAGGAATTGCAATCTTTGGACAGAAAACACTTAATGCTAACGCAAGTGCATTAGATAGAGTAAACGTTTCACGTTTAATAATTTATCTAAGAGAGCAACTTGATGATGCAGTTAAGCCATTCTTATTTGAACCAAACGATGCTATTACTAGAAATCAGGCATTCAGTGTAGTTTCAAGACTACTAGATGGATTGGTTTCTCAAAGAGGTCTTGCAGACTTCCTAGTAGTATGTGATGATACTAACAACACACCTGCTAGAATAGACAGAAACGAACTACATATAGATGTAGCGGTTCAACCAATTAAGGCAGTAGAATTTATCTATATACCGATTAGAATCCAAAACACATTGGGAACTACAGGTAATAGTTAAAAATTACTTAATATTTAAAGGGGTCTTTTTAGGCCCCTTTTTTTATCTATTAAAACAAGAGTTAATGATTTTTGGCATCTTTTGATAAATAAAAGTATAATATTAGCATAGGAGAGCAAATATGGCAACACAAGTAAACCCAACAGCCAATAAGTTTGGTGTTCCTGAGGACGGCGGTCTTCCAGGAGGTATCCTACAACCTAAATTAAAATTTAGATTTAGGGTAACCTTTGATGGCGCATCTTTTGGAGCGGGCGGCCGATTATTTGAACTCACACAAAATGTTCAGAATGTTACAAGACCTAAATTAACACATGAGGAAGTAATAATCGACTCATATAATTCTAAAGTATATGTGGCAGGAAAACATGTGTGGGACCCAGTGACAATTATTATTAGAGACAGCATTGACAACAAAGTTGCTAAAAGGATCGGTGAGCAATTACAAAGACAAGTTAATCACTTTGATCAAACTGCTTATGCGGCAGGCGGAGACTACAAGTTTGATACATATATTGAGATACTTGATGGTAAGAGTGCAGACGCAACTGAAAGTTGGAAATTAGAAAGTGCTTTCATTCAAAACGTTGATTACAGTGATACAGATTATTCAGCGAATGATCCAGTAACAATCACTTTAACTTTACGTTATGATAACGCATTGCACGTTGATGATAATTCTGATGTAGATGGAAGAAAAGAAGCCGGTGATCCGATGCCTAGCACGGCACCAGCACCTAACACTAACCCGGCTACATTGGCTGGTGGCGGTTAATAGAAATTCGTTTTTATTAAGGTCGACATTATAGAAAATCTGAACAGGAGCCTTGCTCCTGTTCTTTTCATAGAGGACATAAAGTATGAGAAGAAATATTGGTAACAAAGGCATAGGATTATATTTTAGTGATGTGTTCAATGCCAAACACCTTTCAATAGGACATTTTCCTCCAAGACTTAAATTTAATGGTTTTGCAGATTTCATTATCAACCCTGACCTTAAAGCAGATGCAATAAACATCGGCCTTCCACAAATGCGTAACGATCTTTCAGGATTTGTTCACGAATCAACAATGCCTAAACTACAGTTCAAAACTGAAGTTATGAATCAATACAATATCAAACGTGTTGTTCAAACTGGTGTTGAATTACAACCTGTTACAATGCAGATATATGATACAGTAACAAATGATTGGTATGAAATGTTAATGACGTATTATGCATATCAATACATGAATGGAAGAAACACTGGAAAGAGTTCTGTTATAAACGGTCAAAATGCAATCGCACCAGGTTCAGATCTTTACACTAGAGAATCAGCATTTATGTCTGATAAGTTTCCAAGTAGTGCGTCAGGATTCGATGCAAACGATACACCTCATCTGTTCGATGCAATAAGACTAGTAGTTGTAAACGGGCAACAGGGCAGAGAAATAATGCTACAAAGGCCTACAATAACAAGTATGGACTTTGGAGAAATAGATCATGCTGGTAACGAACCAAACATTTTCTCAATTGAATTCGAATACGAAAACTTTGTTATAGGAAAGGTAATAGAAAATCCGTTAGAAACACTTGACATAGAAAAGTTTAGTATCTATGGCACAGGCAATTGGACTGACGATATAGCAAAAAGTGATTTTGATTTACCACAATCTGAA